ATTCAATATAGCTATTATACTAGATTTCGGCAATGATGTCTACTACTTTCTTAGAACGTTTTGTTATATACTTATAATATTATGGTATACAGCCCCGCCCAAAGAGTATCTTTATTATACTACTATTATGGCGAAAAGTCAAGGAAATTATAAATATATATACAAGTAAACAAGGTGATCTAATGGGTATGACATTACAAGAAGATAGTAAATTAGAAGTTGCTGACCTTAATGGTGACGGAGTCGTAACAGACACCGAATTAGATAAGCAAGAGCGGATGATTAGACTAGAGAATGAAGACAAGAAAGAAGATGCGCAGCGTGAGATGGCATGGTTTGCCTTATGGGGAATGTTATTGTATCCATTTGCTGTCGTGGTTGCAACGCTCTTTGGATTAGATAAGGGTGCTGATATATTAGGTGATATGGCAGGAGTTTACTTCATTGCTGTAGCTGGTATTGTGGCTGCGTTCTTTGGTGCCGCAGCAATGAAGTCAAAGGTCACTTCTAAGAAGTAGTTTTTTTCATTTAAAGCGGTTGTCGATCCATTTCTTGAATGCATACACTGCACACACTATTACTAACAAAGTAACAACCACAGCACCTTCAACAACTAGGTTACCTGTGCTTGAGTCTACTTCAATACCAGTTGTGCTAATTTCTATTCTGCAATCTTCACAGGTGGGTGTTTGTTCCATATGCAAGGCTCCTAAGAAGTAGTTTTTTCATTGTCATTGTCACTATCATAAGATACAGCGTCAGGCATCTCATAATCGTCATCCGCTTGATTACGGCGGATAACACCTTCTTCTTCCATGATCTGAAGGACTCCTGTGACACCCTCTTTAATTCCTGCATTAAAACTCTCTCGATTAATATTAGCTTCCATATCAGTTGTTAGACCAATATAAAAGAACATAATAGCAGTTATGAATATTAATAGCATACTGAACCACATTATATCAGTCATATTACTTAAACCCGGTGAATGAATCATTTGAATTATTTATAGGTATTGCAGGCGAAGTTACAACTCCCATTAGATCCTGAGCTGTAGATTCAACATCATACAGCCTCATCTTAGATCGATCTACACCAATAACAAATCTCTTATTAATAGCTAAATCGTTATATCGGTTCTTCAATTGCTTGACCATTATCTGATTTAGTGACTCTAACTCTTCATTAGATATCAATGCAAACATTAAGTCAGCAGTAGCAGGAAGACCAAAACTTTCTGAAGTATTTGTAAGATCCACATCAGATGAATCAAATCCTTCACGATTGACTTGAGTAGCTGTCATAATCGGTACATTAAACTCTACCGCTAAACCACGAATCTCTTCTGCAATAGACTTGATGAACGTATAAGAATTTATAGCTCCACCCATTCCTTTCATTCGAGCTGAAGTACAAATATTAAGATAATCAATAAAGATTATATCTGGCACTATCTTACGCTTCAACTTAATCTCAGACAGTAATGCTCTGAAGTGACCTGTATGTGCTGATCCTGTTGGATACTCTTTCACAATTAGCTTACCTTGAGTCTTAGCAGATATAGTATTCACTTTACTAATGAAATTATCATGCTTCATTGTCTCTAACTTAGAGATATCTACATTCATTAAATTAGCATCAATACGCTCTGCTATTCTTTCTTCTGCCATCTCCATAGTAATGTATAACACATTCTTACCTGCAGACAATGCAGCAGCTGCATTATGACACATAAACAAAGACTTACCTACACCAGTACCAGCCAATATAACCGATAAAGATTTATTAGGTAATCCACCCTTCGTAATCTGATTAAAGTATTCTAAATCAAATGGTACACGTTCTTCTTCTGCATTATAGAAATCAAACCGAGACTCTGCATCATCGATATAATCGTGACCTACACTTGTATCAAATGTTACAGCTAATGCTTGCTGTAACAGATCAGGCATAGCATCTTTACTTAATTCTTTATGAGTTCCATTGATGATATCAATTGAATCCATTACAGCTAAATGCAATGCTCTATCTTGACACCATTGCTCTGTACGATCTACTAACCATTCATCTTCTACAGCATCTACCTCTGCCTTCAATAGAGTCTTAGCTTCTTCATAATTAGAAGAAGCATCCAACTCAATCAACAAGGTCTCTGCTGTAGGTAACTTATTGTACCTATTGACAAATTTAACTATATCATCAAACACACTACGAGAAATACCTTCGAAATAATCCCTCTTGATAAAAGGAATTACTACTCGAGTATACTTTTCATTCATGCACAAATTACGAATTATCAGTTGTTCCAGATTCAACTTTCTTGTCTCCCATTTTATATTCACCACTATCTAGTGCACTGTATAATATATCTTCTAATGCTTGCCCCAGGATCTGATGTAAATCAGGATCCTCTACATCAGCCTGCCATGGATTATCAATCACATCATAATCGAATGATAACTGAGCAGAATCAGTATCTTCTAATACTTCAGCAGATACCTTACCATACAATGCAGCAACACCAAAGAACTTACTATCGCTATCAGTAATAGTAACACCCCAGCGATCGTCGTCCTCCATCGGAATAATTTTATAGAAACTACTCAAAATCAATTTCTCCTTCTAACATAGGCTTTGCTGCAATTGTATAATAACTCTTAACAAATTCTTTGAAGTTTGTCTCTTTAAAAATAGGTTCCCAGAATTCAGCTGATAATGTATCTTTTTCACGATACTTAGCACCTTCCATTTCACCCGTATCAGTATTAACTCGCTGATACCATCCATTAGATGGCTTAGCAATATACGATGCAGCTAAAGCTATTGGTAATAATCCTGAGTACTTTTCGATACCACCATCCCATGTAACAGAGATAGGAATCTTAGACTTTTCCTTAACGAATCGTGACTTCTCAACATTAATAATAAAATGATAACCTTTAATCTCTGTACCAATCTTATCTTGTTGGCGACCAATGATCCAGATATTATCTGCAGAGTAATAGATGCCTGTACCACCTGATACGATTGCTTTTGGAAATAAACCAATCTCTTGATATGTATGATTGATAGCCAACATCGGAATATCTTTCATAGTCAAGTATGGAGTAACCATCCTGAATAAACCTTTTAATGCCTTTGCTCTTGACATATCTGCTACAGACTTTTCTGATTTAGCATCTTCTAATTCTTTCTTAGAAGCTAGGTTACCGATAGAATCTATAACAATAATTATTTTATCTTTTCTTTCAATTTCTTCTAACTGAGCTACTATGTCAAACTTCAACTCTTCCACATTAGCTATTGGTGTATGTAATACCCTTGAAGTATCAATACCATACGATTCGAAGTATGCTGCTGGTGATCCAAACTCTGAATCATAGAACAACAAGATAGCATCTTTATGCTCTTCCAAATATGCTGCAGCCATTAATAATGCAAATGATGTCTTAAAGTGTTTAGATGGTCCTGCTAATACAGTCAATCCTGCCGTAAGTCCACCATCAAGATCTCCAGATAATGCAGCATTAATCATCGGAACAGGTGTTGGAGTGATGTCTGTATTTTTAAAGATTTTACTTTCAGACAGGATGTCTGCAGCTTTAATCTTTGAATTCTTCATTAACTTATCCATTATGGACATATAAATCCCTCGTCATTTAATTTATCTTAGCTATATTATACTACAAATAGCTTTAATAGTCAACTATTATTTGCCTGCGTTTTTGTAGGCATATTCAATAGCACGATCAGCTTCTACCTCGAAAGGCCTCGATCCGTACCATGAACCATTATCTCTATCAATTTCTCTACATAATGTTGCGATCTGTGATGCTGATATTGGATACTTATGAAACAGAGCTGATGACGCAGTAGACACCATTATCTTATACATACCAGCATACCAGCCTCCATTGGATATAGTAGAATACTGCATTAACAACTTCTTGTTGATAAAGATACAATCTCTATAACTATTCCACGAGATTGTATTATTGGTCATTTGATCTTTCTGACGCTGTATTAATTGCTTCTGCATAGCTTCTGGAAGACGATCAAAGAATGTCTCTCCTCTATCTACCCAGGGCCATTGATCCATCATCTCATCAGGATCTACAATCTTACCGTGATTCTCTATAAAGAAATTATATGCATCAGGATATACAGCAGGCACATAATACATGCGAGACATATCTTTAGTCTGTGGATCTCCGTCCTCACCAAAGTTCTTGTTGATTGCATACCAGAAGTTCTTAATCAGCTTCTTTTGAACTACACTACTTAGAGGAAATACAACACGGAACTTAGGATGATCTACAGTAGAAGATGCGGTTGAATAACAAACGTACTCATAATCCTTGTATTTTTCTAACGCTTCTTCGAATGTACCTTCATAATCATCAACATCCAAAGCAGCCCACTCACCCCAATATTCTACATTAACATTTGAGCGAGTAGTACCTTCAGCATATACAGCAGGCGATATAAGAGACGAACCAGGTTTAAATTCACCTTGCTTTGGCTTATATCCAACTTTCTTAGATAAGCCTTTCAGGACTGTAACAAACGATTCCCAATCAGGAACAGCCAGCTTATTATTAGTCTTATTATCTCTAGTGTATTTAAATATTGTAAGTTCTATCATATATTACTCAAAGAATGCTTCCAGCGATGCTGAAGGTTCTGCCTCCCATCCAATAACATCCAAGATAGCTGATATTGGCTTGATAAACGTTTTATCGAATTGCATATTATAGTCTATATACCTTGAAAG